ATGTATTATTTAATACATTTACATTGGGGGAGTATCAATGATACTCCTTGGTAGTGCTATTACCTATTAATCAATCTATAGCTTTCGAACGATCTAATCCCTCTAGTATCGTCTCCATGTTGATTATTGATAACTCCAACAGTCCCATTTTCTTGCTTACTCATATTATTAAATTTAGCAAGACCATCCTGTGTGAATTTCAAGGAATATTTATCATATTTCTTGATGAACATAACGAAATCTTCAAATAGAGGATGATACTTTACATTTTCGAGTATAGCTAATGCTCTTATACTGTAATAGTCTTTACCCTTGATCTCGAATTCCTCAAAATCGCTGTAACGTTCCTGATAAATTAATCTACATAAAGCACGATATGTAGGATAAATACCTCCAATGAAATTATCTTTTCTATAATGAATGTCATAAAGACATTGTAAATATACTAGAAAATCTTTAGAAACGTAACTCTTTTCCAAATTAACTTTTACTCCACCCAATGTAAATGTATTAAATAATACATCCTTATCTTTAAGAGTTCTAACGACATATCCGCCATCATCACCTTGTATTTGATAGTGGTCATCTATCACTACACCTGATTTTAATGCCATTAAATATTGAGCGATTGAATCAACTTCATTGGTAAATGTTGAACCTGAGGGTACGCCGTGTGCTCCGCTAGTTATACCTGAAGGAGTTACTATGCCAATAGTATTAAATCTATTAAATATTTTATCTATTAGCTCTTTATAACTAGATTGGAATAATCTAGATATATAATCAAATGACGCACGCTGTAAGGTAGTCAAAAGCGTTTTATCATAGCCTGAAAAGTCAATTGAGATAAGATAATACCCATGTTCATAGGCATATATAACCATTTTAGACACTTCCTTATCTACATCAGAAGGTCCTCTAAGTGCAGCACGCCAAAATAATTTCTTTTGAAATCCAAGTAATGGCTGATATACTGTCATTTCAATTATTGTATCAGAAATAGGATATCCCCAGACATCTCTGGTTTTATCACCTTCTTGTGTACGAGTAAATAATATACAAGGGTATTGCCATTTCTCTAATTCATTTAATTTTGATACAGCTTTATCTTTAACCAAACCTTTCTTCATATAATAAGGTAAACCCGAATTAGAAGAGTTTCTAAGATAGTCTTTCGCTCTATCTACACTTATTGGTCTTAGGTTTGATTTATAATTCGAATTAGATAATAACTCTGTAACACTTAGACTACACTCATCTTTGTTGAAGTACTCGAATGTAGATTCTTTACGCTCAGACCAAGGTTTAGCTATGGATCTTGGACCGAATTTTGAGCGATTTAACATTTCAAGATTATTCAAATTAT